GGAATATCTACACCATGTTCGGGTGCATAATCTGATAAATCATCTTCCCAATATTCTTTTGTGTAGTTTTCTCCTGCGTCAATAACTTCATCAATAACTTTATCTCTAAAATATGGTCGCTTCTTTAAACTACGTAACTGTGACCTAGACATTTTATGTCGCTCAATAACATACTGAGCTTCTTCCATGTTATTAGCATCAGGGTCAGGATAAAAGTTCCAAACAGATACATGATTAACTTGTGGAACAGTTTTGAATACTGGGTCATATTCACCTTCATCATTCCAATTTGGATATTCTTTATCTACAGCAAAAGGTCCTTTCATAATACCTGTACCAAATAGAGCCATCTCAAATGCACTACTACGTAAATTTTTATTTGCACCTGACTCTTCTAGTTGGTCATGTATTTTTTTCTGCATCTTTTTTGCGGCAACCATAGCTGGATTAAACTCTATGGCCGTAGGTGTTTTACCTGTACCCTCTTTTAATTTATCTTCAATAGGCTCTAATTTATTTTCTAAAGGTCCTAGTTTTTCTAGCAAACTCTTTTGAGTTGCACCTGCAGGCAAATCTCTACCATCACCATTAAATCCATATGGTGTTTCTTCTTCGGGCTGTCTCATTCCTTCAGGTTCTAGTGGGTCAAAATGTACATCATCCACTACACCTTCGGGTAATTCTGTTGGTTCTATAGATAGGGGAAATTTATTGTTGGCAAAAAGCACATCTACAATTTGTCCGTATGCAGCAAGTGTTTTAGTTTTTGTAACCTTTATAAATACTCTTGACTTTTCTGCTTCTGTAAACTGAACATCAGGTCCGTATAATCCACGATAGTTTCTGTAGGCTCTTATCCATCTTTGTTCATCTTGGTATCTATAATCTTCTGCACGTTTAAATTTATCTGTGACAAAACCTATTATAGTATTTACACTTGCGTCTGTGAATGTGCTATCTTCACTATCTCCTAGTGCGATAGCATCTTCTTCCATCATTACATCTTCAGCCATATTTTATCCTTTAATATCCAAAAACAGAATCTGCTACTCTCATTCCAACACTTGGTCTTCCTACTGGGTCATAATCAAATACACTAAATCTTGGTCGTGACATTATACCATATCTTAATGCGTCATACAAATGGTCTTCTGACTTTGTGTCTACATCCTCTGGATTCTTTTTGTCCAATGGGATTGACGGTAATTGAGAAACAGTATTTGTACAAGTATTGAAAAAAACCAAACGTGGTTCTTCAGTGAACTCATCAACTTGCAATCGTCTGTGTACTTCGTTTTTTCCTGCAACTCTACTTCCTCTACTTCTGTCTGATGGTCTCCAACGACAACCTTTACTAATCATTTGCTCTGCTAGGCTAGGTCCTGTGTCTCCTCTTTTATGCCACAAAGAACTATCCAATACTCCATACTTTATATTACCATCCTCTGCTTCTAACTCTAACACCATATCTGCTAAGTCAGTGGCTAATATTTTAGATACGTATAATTCTCTATATACTATTATCTGTTCGTTTGGTGCTACAGCAAACCATAAAACTGCTGAATAACTTCCATAACCATAGTCGCACGCTCTAAACTTTACCCAATTAGATGGAATATGAAAAGGCTCAACAACATGAATGTCACGGTTGAACTCAGTAAAAGCCGCACCTTCTTTAATGTCCCAATCCCCTTCAAGTAACTGCCTTCGTTGTTGCTCTGGGAGCGAAAGGAGCATTGCTTCATAATCTCCTGATTGGGATAAGAATGGGTTGTCTGATAATCTCGCTGGAATAAACCTGCGTTTGAACAGAGCCTTTCCTGCTTTAGAGTGTCCAGCTGGGTATCGTAATACTTCATTTGTCTCAATGTTTGTGGCATCAAATTTTTTTCCATAAGGTGCTGGGTCAATAAACATTTTCTTAACCCATCCGTGTCCCCTACCTCCGGGGTTTGTTGTAGCCCTCATAAAGATGGGCAAATCAGGCGCAGTGGAACGTAGACGAGAACGCATGTAATCCCATGCATATGGTGTGGACCATTGTGTTAACTCGTCAAAACCTATCCAGCTAAATGCTAGACCCTGATAACGCAAGACATCTTCATCTCTATCAAGATAAGACATCCACAATCTTGCGCCAGATGGTGCGGTCCACTGCATCTTTCTTTCTGACCACTTTATGCCGGGCCATATTTTTGGATACAACTCTTGCGACTTAAATATAAGTTCTCTTAGTTCTTCTGTTGTATGTCGCAACAGCAATCCACTAAACTGTGGATGTCCCATATATCGTAATGGGTCTGCAAGCATAGCATAACTTTTACCACCACCTGCACTTCCACCATATAAAACTTCTCGTTCACCTGCAGCTAAGAAGTCTGTCTGAGGTCCGGGATTTGGCTTAAACAGCACATTGGCTGTTTCTTCAATCCCTTGCTCTTCCAATGGCACTCTTACTATTGGCTTAACAGCTTGCTGTTTTTGCACCTGTTCTTTGGGCTTCGATTTCTTGCGCTTTGGCGATAGCCTTTTCCGCATAGTCTGCCCATTGGCGTAAGCCTTTAGCTTTGTTTTTACGTTGTCGTTCATTCTCTAGACGTTTCCTCAAACCTACGTGGGAAATATACCTACCACTATTTTTTGTTATCCAATTAGCTACTTCTCTATAAGAATATTGATTTACATACTTTCTAGCTTTTTCAATCAAATCTAACTCTAATGATATGGGGTCTAAAATGTTTGAGTCATCTTTATTTATTTTATATCCAAATGGTATTGTACGTGCAATGCGTGGAATAGGTGTCCACTCGTTATCTTCTTTTAAGTCTGTTGGTTGTGGTAGCTTCCATCTACCTAAACTTCTATTTGTCATTTTTCTTATCTTTAAATGCTGATTGGTCGTGTCGTGGGTCTCTAGCTTGTTCTATTATCTTTTCTATCCATTTTTCATTATCTCCTGTATTACGGCAGTACTCACATATATCATCTTCAATATGATGCCCACAAATTTCACATGTTGGCTCATAGAGCATCTAGATTTCTTTCCTCAATAAATTGTCTAACATTTTTTTCAGGAACACATAAAATTTTTTCAATGGGTCTCGGTCCGTATTCTATAACTAACGCTTTTATAACAGAAAGAGAATTATCTTGTACATATTGTTTACACTCTGTAGAACTATGAAAGTGACCATGTTCTTCTGGTTGTTGAAATATAAATACATCTTTTGTTCCGTCTGAATGAACACCGAGCATTATGGCTACAGCAAACCAAGTTTCTATTATCATTTAATCTTCATCCACTTGTTTAGGTGGCATAAGCATTACACCACCAGTTGCTTCCACTTGAACCTTTTCTGTTTTTATTAAACCAGTTCTGTCAAGTAATTCTTTTGCTGCTGACATCTTATCTCGGATACCAAGCTCTGTTGGGTCATGTAATCCACCCACCATAGCCATTGCAGCTTTAGGTGCATTACGTGCCATAAACAGTTGTGTGGCTTCTAGTATCTCTTCTTTCAAACCTTTTACTATGGCTGATGTAGATGTACCTTCAGCATATCCTGCTAACTTTTTGGCTGTTACCATGTCTCCGTTTGCTTCTTCAAACAAAACATCTAGAAACATTTGTTGCTTTGCATTTAATTCTCTAGGCATTTTCTCTTGTTTCCATTCTTGATTGAACTTGAACAGCAGCTTTATTTCCATTTACATATAAACCAAACCAAGCTGCACCTGCGCCAACAACAACAGATACAAAACCTGCTTGAGCATTATTGGGGTCGGGTAAACTCATAAACCAATTACACGTTTGATAAAACACAACCATATAGGATAATATTAATAACCTTGGTACAATTCTCCATGAATCTAGTTTTGCTGCTGTAATCATTACGCTGACAATTGAAAATGAGGACCATCAATAAATGGGCGGCGTGATTGTGAGCGTCTGAGGTCTACATAAGCGTTCATTGCTGCTTCCATTGTTCCGTTCCATTCAGCTATGTTATTTATGTGCCATGCGGCTCCCCAACAAATTTTAGCTCCTGTTTCCTTAGAAGCCATCATCATTGCATCAGCAATGTCATCATACATAACAATATCCCAACTTGGATTTTTGCCATCAAACGCCATTAAGTCTACAGCATGTGAATATCCATCTTCTTGTATAAGGTGTTTGGATTTCATAGTCTGTGAGCGTCCAGCTTCATACAATCTTTTTTGTTCTGCTAAGTCTCTGACTCCATATATAACTCCAAAGTCTACAAGTGACATCTCTATTGCTTTCTTAACAGTTTCTACGAGTATAGGATGCACACCCTCTAGTTTACCTAAACTTCTTTTACTAAGTTTAAACGCCATATTTTTTCCTATCTTTTACTGATTTCATATATTCTTCTTGCAAAGACTTTTTTAACTTTAGTTTATTTCTTTCTTTTATAAACTTTCGTATTGGGTCAACCATCTCATCTTTGATTACCCCTGCTACTTGTGTACCATTTTTAATCTTATCTACTACTTTGTGTGTAAAAAATTTAGCTACCATTACTGTCTCCTACATTATTAAAATGTACATTGTAAAACAACCTAACAAGAAAATTACAAGATGTGTTATCAATGCATCTCTGTTCATAGTATCACTGCTACAAATGTAGCTAAAACTAAAATAGCCATCATACTATTTATTAATAAACCTAATCTCACTTCTTCCTCATGTTAAAAAATTTACCTGCAGAGCGTGTAGCAAAGCTGGCACTTACGATAGCTCCTAACGCTATCTGATACCACTGTGGCATACCTGCAAGTGCAGTAAACCCATCGGCTACTATAGCACGGCCCCACTCGCCGCAGAAACTTAGCACAAGTGGAATACTAAAAAGTAGGGTCAACCATTCGTCCTTCCAACTGGACTGCGATGCACGCATGGCTGCCAAGTCCCAGTCAATCTCACCTGTAGCTTCTTTCATACGAATAGTAGCTTCGGCTTTTTGTATGGCTGTCTTGCCTTCTATGTATGATGAAGCTAGACTTGATATCGAACTAAATATTGTACCTATCAACCTACACCCTTTCTAAACTTTCTAGTTTTCTTTGCAATCTTTTTAGGTTGCTTTACAAACTGCTGGCCTTTCTTTTTGCCTTCTCGTTTTGCTTTTGTTGTCGCTGCGTATTCAGCAGAACTCAACG